CACCCGCCGGGAGGTTGGTTACCTGCGACACCAGCGAGCAGTTCACCAGCCCGGTGTCGCCGGTCGTGGTGTCACCGTAATAAGCTTGCTCGTCAATGTCCATCTGGTGCTTGAGCTGGAGACCTTCCAGCTTCTGCTGGTCGATCGGGCGGCCCAGCTTAGCCGCACTTTCCAGTTCCAGAATGGTGTATTTGACTTCGAGCGCCCACGGACGGAGCGGATGCGGGATCTTTGCCAGATCAACCGAAATACCGGCAATCTGGGTCGTATCCACCCCGATCCACGCCTTGCCGCGACCGATCCCGGCCCCGCCCCCGGCACTGCCGGGAGAGCCGTAGGTCGTGGTAGTGAATGACGACACCTCGTCGGCGATCGTCACGTCGGGCCGCAGATCAATATCGCGCGACCAAGTGACGCTCGCCAGCGGCAAGTGCATCATCTGGTCGAGCCGCTCCAGTTCACCGACCAAGAATGCCCCGGTGCTGTCAGTGGTGCGGCCATCGTGGGTGCGGTATGCACGATCGAATACCACCCCTCGGTGGTTGCCCCGCTGATCGGCGGCATAGGGGCTTTGGTCGTAGGTCAACATTTGTCAGCCTCCTTAGGCGTCAGCGGTTATTAGGGGTTGCGGATGACGATTTCGCAGATACCGGCGCTGTCGGGCGGCCCATTGAAGTAGGCACCCGCCACCAGCAGCGTGTTGCCAGCCGCAGCAGCGGCCTCGGCCCCGCCCTGGACGTGCGGCGCGGCGGACGCGGCGGCCCAAATGTAGACCGGCGCACCGAGATTGGGCGAGCCATTGGTCGGGACCAAGATCGAGCCGGTCTGCAACACGTCGACGATGTTGCCGATATCGGGCGAGCCGCCGCCATAGCCGACCGTCGACAACGGCGTCACCGCCGAACCCGACTGGTGTGGATAAGGCCGCGCCACGAAACCAGCGAGCTGCACGGCGGTAGCCGAAGCATCGCCAGCCGCGACGCCGCGCACGTCATTCGCCGCGCCATTGAAGAAGCACGGGAAGCCGTACCCCATCACTGGAGCAGTGACGTCGTTTTTGTAGGGCAGGATCGATGCCGGGTGCGTACGAGTGACTTCACCCGCAGAACCCGCCCCCATGCGGTATGGAAAAGCAGTCATTCAGATGTCCTCCTTACGGGAGTGGGTTAGACCTTGACCCCCTGGTTGCGCCAGAAGCTGTCGATCTCTTTCTGCAGCTCGGCTGGCGTCTTGATCTTGCCAATAACGCCCGCCCCGCCGCCGGTACCATGATCGGCAGTGTAGGAACCGGGCGTGGCCGAGTTGTTGCGATCGCGACACGCCCCGCCAATGGCCCGGAAGAGGGTCCGTTGAGTCCCGCAATCCAGGGTGCGGCGGCGTTCATCATAGCGCGGCACGATGGCGTCGATCAGGGTCTTCAGCGACGGGTCTTTATACGCCGCATCGAGGGTGCGGCGGCGCAGGCCGATGATCGACTGGAGGGTCGTCTGTGGCTTCGCCTTGCGGTCGAAAGTCGGAGCGCGTAGCCCCGGTGCGATGATCTCGGACATGGCAAGAGTGTCATGAAACGAGTCTTCGAGGAAAGCTGAGTCGCGCGCCCTGCGCGCCCGATCAGTAGTACCCGGAGGCGCTTCCATTTCGAGATTTCCTTCGAGGTTGGTGTTGCTGCCCTCGCCTTCATCGCGAGTGTCCATGTTTTCATCGTCGTCGTCGTCATCCGGCGGCGGCATTTCTTCGTCATCCGGCGGCAATTCCTCTTCCTCGTCATCGCGTCCGCCCCGCGTCCGGGCGTCGCCGCCACCCCGGCATTCCTGCATGCGACGCCGGGTATCTTCACTACCCTCCTCTTCGAGGCAGTTCATCACTTCTTCCAGCATCGCCTTCATCTCTTCGTGATCGCGCTCCATCGCTTCGAGCCGATCGGCAATTTGCGCCTGCGGGTCGCCTTCGCCGCCCGTGTCATCGGGCGGCGGGTCGCCCACGGCAGCCGGGTCGCCCTCCTCGTCATCATCGCCCAACCCACTGGGCGACGTCGGCATCGGCATATCATCGCGATCGTCATGCCGGTGCAAGTGCAGATGGATAGCGTCATCGGTGTCTTCCGGCGCACCACCAGACTCCGCTGGCAAGTCGGTAGCACCGAGATCCCCCGGATCTTCACCGCCACCAAGACCTTGAGCCTCGGCCTCCTTCTCGATCGTCTCAAGCTCCGCCGCATCCCGCGCTTTGAAGGCGCGACGCATTGCATCCTTGAAGGTCATCCGTCTCGCCATCCTACTTTCTCCTTTTCGCGGAGCGCACGAATCGTGGGTCGAACCGCAAGCTGAATCGTGGATTGCACAGCGGCCCCCGCAACGTGCCGAGTCCACCAGAGCCACATGATTGCCCAGAATGTTGTATTGTCGGGCCTCACCCGGCCCGATTCCTTCGTAATCCGCATTATAGCCGCATGACACCTGGACCTTGCCATCCATCACGCTGTCAATGGCGCGGCTATCCTTGATGATGAGATCGGCCAGCATCAAGTCGCTCTCGATGCCCACGCCGCGCTTCACATTGATCACGACGCCGCACGACAGCTCTTGATAATTATCCGGCCCGACATCGTCATCCGGGTGGTCATCGACCACGTCCTTGCCTTCGAATGAGGCCATGGTCTCCGGGCGGAATACGTCTTCCGGAAAGCGCTCGACTTTGATGTAACCATTGCCGCCAGTCTTAATCTTCCCGGCAGCAATCAATTCATCGAAGGGCGGCTCGCGCTCCGAGTAGGTCTGGAGACCAGACCGGGCAATTGGCACCGCGTAGCAGATAAGGTACCCCTCAGGGGTCTTACCGCGACGCGGGCCAAGCTTTGCTGTGGTGTAGAAGCGCAAGTCAAGCAGGCTCGCCTTCGGGTTCGCCCTCTTCCGGCTCGCCTTCTTCCTCTTCCGCCTCACCCGGCTCTTGTTGCGGCGGGTCGGGCGTCAAGAACAGGTCGAGCTGGTCGAAGTCCGGGTCACCTATTTTTGGATTTGACATCAATCTCTCCCCCGCGCTGGTGCCGAACGGGCCGCGTGACCGCCACGCTTCCCGACGGCAAATGTCGTCCCACCGTCATCCTCGGGTGGCTTGTAGACCAGACTGGGATTAGCAGCGGCCCATGCCGACCAGCCATTAAGCAGAGAATGACTGACACCGAAGCGGGCGTCGAGCGGACGGGTCGCGCCGTTATTAGTCGCCAGCCACGTCAGGAAGTCCGGGAAATTGCCGCGCCAGACATCCGGCACGAACACCGCCGGGTCAGTGAACTGCGCCCACTGCGGTGACATCACTGCCCCGGTGTCCGCCGCTACCGGCGGTAACTGACCGATGATCGCCGGTAGCGATTCGGCGGCCCCGGTCTCATCGACGCACCAGCCGATCAGCGAGCTGTCGAACAAGCGCGCCCAATCAGTACCGTTGGCCGCGTAATCAATCGAAATGATAACGCTACCAGGACCGGCGGCTACGACTTGCATTGCTATCTCCTGTTGAATTTCATCGAACGCGGCGGGCCGAGATGTAGCCCTTAACATTTGCATTAGCCGAACCCACCGCCGCCACCAGATAAAGCGTCATCGGATTGGTAGAGTTCGAGCGGCACTGCCCAGTAATCAAAACCTGTCGCTGACCAGCGGCGAGTGGTGAATAAATCAGGTTCATCACCCCCGTGCCAACAATCAGGTCATCCTGTGTCGGCAATGTATCGAGTGTCGTCGAAATGCTGGCGGCAAGCTGACTTGGGGCAACGGCCCCGGCTTGAGTTCCAGGAAGATCCTCTAACACAATACCGGAAATCGTAAAGTCGCACGCCCCCCAAATCTCCCAACATCCTACAGGCAACGGTATATTGCAAATGGTAATTGGAGCATTAGCCGTCGGTGTGACGCCGTCAATGTTGTAGACGTTTAGGTATTCGCCAATTTCCCCCGGCTGCGCATCGGACCCGTCAGTCACACCCAGGAACCGAGACGTATTCGGCACCAGCAGTAGGTTGTCCACTCCTATCGTGGCAAGGTTCCCGGCATCGGAACTGACTGCGGTTGGCCCAGGAACCCCCTGCGGGCCGGTGTCGCCCGTCAGGCCAGTCACGCCCCGTTGGCCTTGAGGACCCACAGCCCCTACCGGACCAACCGGCCCCGTATCTCCGACATCACCTTGCGGACCGGCATCGCCTTGCGGACCGGCATTGCCTTGCGGACCAACATTGCCTTGCGGACCATTCGCACCAGTTGGGCCGATATCCCCGGTATCGCCTTGAGGACCAATTGGACCAACATCACCAGTATCACCTTGCGGCCCGGTGGCCCCAGTCAGTCCTACTAGCCCTTGGTCGCCTTGTGGGCCGACTGGGCCGGTAGCTCCAGTATCGCCTTGTGGCCCCGTGGCCCCCGTTAAACCAACATCACCCGGTGGACCAACCGGACCCGTCGCCCCAGTATCACCGGTAGGCCCAGTATCACCGGTAGGCCCCGGATCACCCGGTAAACCCGGATCACCCGGTAGACCGGGTCCGCCTTGCGGGCCAACGGTTCCAGCATCGCCTTGCGGCCCCGGATCGCCTTGCGGCCCCGGATCGCCTTGCGGCCCAGTTTCTCCCGGTGGCCCTTGTGGCCCCGTTTCACCCTGCGCCCCCGGCGGCCCCGGCGGCCCAGCGACGACGGTAGTGTAACTGATTTCAAAGACGTCCTTTGGCTCCCACGCCACGCTCTGCTGAGTATCCGGATAGGCGATGAAATAATCGCCAGCGACGGGTACATCACGTGAAAAGAAGTCCGGCGTAACTTCGATCGTCAGCGGAGTCCCACTGTCATCGACGACGACATATGGTGGATCTTCACTAACTTCCAAGATCGGTGCCGCCTCAACCAGCCGATAAGTTTGGTAAAACATCGGCAGGCCCAAATCGGGCCTCGGATCAGGGTCCGGCAAAATCGCGTCAGGCGGCGGTGTAAAGGTCACAGGCTTAGCCCCCTCTAAATGGCCGTCCGTGACACGGAGAGGGCCGTCCGTGGCCATTAAGCCAGTTATGAGCTATGGTTGTAGCTTGATCCCTCCCAGCGCAACGAAAAAGGCCCGGAGCGGCCTGGGGATTTACAGCCGCTCCGGAAAGGCGTGGGGGGAGGATTAAACTTTGGGTGCCGATGTCGGTGGCTTGCTGCCCTCTGGCGGCTTCTCCGGCCTCAGCGACGGGTCGACGCAGACATAGCGCCAACCGACGCCAGGAATGCCGCATACCACCCAAAACTTGCCATCAGGCGGATTATTGCCAACCGGCGGGTAAATCTCACCCCCCTCAGGCGGCTCTTCCGCGTCGGGCGGGATCGGGAACCAAGGATGATTGAACGAAGGCGGCGGCCACACCCCCGGCGGTGTCTCGGGCAACGTCACCCCGAAAGGCGGCAACCCGACACCAAAGCCAGGGTCGACTGGGCCACCAGGATGAACCGGTCCGGTAGAAATGTGATCACCGTCACCGACACCGAAACCAGGGTCGACTGGGCCTTGGGTCTCGCGCACATGAATGGGCGAGCGACTAACTGCAACGTATGCCATCTGTTTTACCTTTCATAGGAGGAGAGTAAGCTCGTCACCCCTGAGTTTCTTAATCCGGAATCACTGGCTCAGCGAAGCAGCGGCAATTCGGGCCACCTCCCGGATGATAACGCATTTCCTGCTGCCCCGGTTCCGACGCGACCGGAGGCTCTATCCACTTGTGGAAGCTGCCATTGAGCGCACGATGACGTGGCCGCACGGCGCGATCTTCCACAGTATGCCAGATGTAGCCCTCGCTGCCGACATGACGGGCGCGGGCCTCCATCAACTCCCCTGCGACACGGGCGGTCTCGGTGCGGGCGATGAGGTTCGCCCGGCCCACCGTCATATCACCCGCATCCAAAATCTGAGCTGTCAAACCCATGGCCTTGGCCGGATCGCTTACCGCGATGTTACGGGTCCCAGTATACAGGTTCGAGATGACAGTCTCGTGAACCCTCTGTGCGGCGTGCAACGGCAGTGAAGTGATGAGGCTGACTTGCCGTTCCAGTGATGCTTGCATAAGCTGCCCAGTGGGCGCAGTCTCAATCTCTCGGCGCAATGCCCGGCTAATCAGTCGCGACACCTTGGCCCAGGCTGCGGCGTCGCGCCGCGACACATCGGCCAGCATGCGGCGGGCAGTAGCCGTGGCCCACGGCTTCAATATTTCGGCGTAGGACCGGAGCTGCTGCGTGGCTACCCAAGCCTCGTGCTGGGAAGGAGGCACGCCCTGCTTGAAAAAGCCACGCAGCAGCATCTGGACCTGCCGGGCGACAGCCCGTAGCTTGGCGCTGTATTCCGCCTCGGCATTCCGGACCTTCGCAAAATGCGACTTCTGCGCCCGCGTCTCACGCTTCAGATTGGCAACGTCATCATGCGTTAAAAACATATTTAACCTGCTAAACGGGCATTTGACAACAGAAGCCGGGCGTGATACAATACAGGGTTCATAGAGGAGAACCACATGAGCACCACTACCCCGGAAGAGTTTATGCGTGCTC